ACTAATGAACTTCCATACAAATAAACTTGTGATGTTGAGTTACCAATTCCAATAACTGAAGTGGTTGTTTCAATGCCATAAGCAGTACCAGTAGGGCCTGATGAAGAAGCACCAATCAACACACCTTGGAAAGTAGATGTGTTTGATGTAACAATGCCACCAGTATATGTATTACCTGCAGTAGCTACTTGTTGCAATGTAGGTGTAGAACCACCACCAGAGCCATTTGCTGCTGCTGTAATACGTCCATAAGCATCTACTGTGATGTTTGCAGAGGTATACGAGCCAGCAGTTACTGAAGTGGTTGCAAGGCCTACTGTGCCTGTGGAAGTGATTGTTCCACCAGTTAATTGACCAGATGTAAAAGTGATGGATGTGACTGTGCCAATGCCAGAACCCCCCGGTGTTTGCCACGTTCCATCATTTCTCAAAAACGTAGTTGTTCCACCACTAGGAGGAGTTACTGTAATGCCATTCCAAGTCAGGTTGTTAAAAGTAACAGCATTGTTAGGAAACGTACCATTGTAAGTCGTGCCATTAACATCATTAAGCCATGAAGACCTAATGACTGTTACTCCATCTGTAAAAGTAGTGCTAGACATTAAAAGCCTCTCTATTTCTTCTAATCATAGTTTTCATGGTTGATAAATTCTTTCCAAATCTGATTGATAGTTCTTTGATTGTGTAACCGAATTCTTTTCTCAACCTTAAAATTTCTGTTTCTTCCTCTTTAGTAAATACAGCTCTTTGATGGTTTGTCCCAGTTCTAAGATTTGCTCTACCCTTTTCTTTTCTGTCTTTCATGTTAGCCTTTTGATCGGCTACTTTTAAATGATTTGGATTACAACAAGGAGGATTATCGCAAGTATGCATTAAGAAACCAAATGCTTTTCTGTTTTTTGGCCCTGCTAAAGTAATTGTGTTTGGGTTTGCCAAATCAAAAATTATTCTATGCGCATAATAGGACATTCCATTTATTTGCGTTCTCCCATATCCATTAGTGTTTCTCCATCCTTTCCATTCCCAACAATCATCTGGGCCTTTAATATCCACCTTACTCCAAAGAACATCTGGTGTATTTGCTGGCCTACCAGCATTTGGTGATACAAGTCCTTCCTTTCTTCTTCTGTAACTTTCTCTTGCTTTTGCGTTTATGGTTTCTTTGTCTTGCATATTAAGTCCTTTGTTAAAAACTTAATAATACACAAATCCACCCATAAAATCAACGAATCTCTAAATGAAGCCTCCGTGCAAAATCCAACCAGCATCACGAGTCTTGGTTGAAGTTAATACATTGTCATAACGTGCAAGAATTACAGGCCTCATGTTAGTACGCTTAATCGTACTCTTGCCCTGTGCTGCATACTGCTGAATCATGGCTATTTGCGTTGGACTAGCCTTGCCATACATAGGCATCAAACGCTCTGCCAAACACCATCTGAGGGCCATTAAATAGCCTTCTGGCAGGGCTATTGGGTCATACATGGTTGTGCTTCTGGTGAAAATGTTGTCACAGAAGACGTGCATCTCACCTTGGGCTGGATTAGGCCATACATACAAATTACCCAAAACCTCAGTTGGCTGGTAGTACAAAGCCTTGGGCCAAGGGCCATTCAAGGTTTTCAGGCCAATCATTTCATATTCTTCAACATTCAACACAGAAACAGGGTAATCTAAGCCACCACCAGTTATGGCTACCCCATTAGAAGTAGTGTTTACCCTAACAAACGCTGAATTGATGGCTAATGGTCGTTTGTAATATCCTGTAATCGTAGTGGATGCTACTGTTTGGCTGATGTTGACAGAATAAGTACCTGCCTCATTGACTTGTCCTCCAGCACCTGTGCCAAAGCCTGTAATCATTGTTCCTGCAGCAATTCCAGTACCTGAAAGCATCATATTGGTGTTGATTCCACCAGAATTGATTGAAGTAATGGTAAGAATATTGCCTGAAATTGAGCCTACAAAGTTAGATTGAACTGAACCTGTAGGGCCAATGGTGTACTGGGTAACGTTTTGTACAACAGGGAAAATGATCTCAGTCTTGTAAAAGACCATCATAGACTCGTTAGACCATTGATCTAACATATCTTGGAGCATTTCGTATGCGTCTTGAGCTGCTTCAGGAGTTGGAATTTCCCCTGCCTCTAGTGCTCCAATGTCTTTTAGTGCTCTGCTAACAATGTCAATGGGTTGTGCCATAACTTCATCCCAAAGTAGGTTTAAAAGTCTTGAAAACCCAAGGCAAGGAAGATGCTTCCTTTTGCACTAGCTGTTTTTCTAGGTTTGATTGTATAAGATTTATACCATCTTGGCTAGTTTCTTGAATAATCCAATCAATCACATTTTGCTCTTTTACCTCATCAAAAGGTGTTTTTAGGCTTGGATTAGCAAAAGTGTGTGTTCCTTGTGTCTCTACTGTGTTTGTGACATCAGTTAAGGAAACAAAGTAATCAGCATGGGTAATTAACCCATCTGTTTGCTCAATGTTAGTGATTTTCCAGTTCAAAATGTGATACTCCCTGAACTTGTAAACGTATAAATAATGTACCCATTGGCAGTTGTTTGTGTAGGTGAGCCTGTGGTACTTGTGGCTAGTTTATAGCTTGATGGATAACGGATTATGACAATACCTGAGCCACCATTACCGCCTGAATTTCCACCACTACTACTATTTCCTCCGCCACCGCCTCCACTACCAGTATTTGATGATCCAGAAGAACCATTTGAATTAAATGTGCCTCCATTGCCACCACCTCCTGCTCCTCCAGTTCCTGCAATTGCGTTGCTGCCGCCACCTCCACCACCAGCGTAAACTACAACTGATCCATTAATAGAAGATGCTATTCCAGAGCCACCATTGCTAGTTTGATAACTTAAACCAGCTGTTCCAGCTCCTCCACCTCCGCCACCCTGATATGGATTAGTTCCTGATCCTATTCCAGCACTACCAGAATTTCCTTGCCCCGATGTGCCTGATCCACCGTTTTGTGCAGTACCTGTTGCAAAACCTCCTCCACCGCCAGAACCACCTGACAAACCACCACCATTTAATGTTCCGCCACCTCCTCCGCCAAAAGCAACAAAATTACCAGTTGATGACCCAGATGAACTAGCTAATAAAACAGAATTTCCACCATTTCCTCCTGCTGTATTACTTGTTGGACCACCAGATCCAGATGAACCAACTGTTATCCAACATTGTGTTCCTTGAGTTATTGATGTAAGACCAGCTATAACGCCACCTGCACCTCCACCTCCAGCAGAACCTGAAGAATTTGCAACACCACCTCCACCGCCTCCTCCAGCGACCAAAAGGTATTCAATAATAGGTGGAGATATACCAGTCCAATTCTGTGCTTTAACAGCTTGGCTAACTTGGGATAGTGACCAAATGCCACTAAATTGAGCCATGTTAAGCTCCTAGGGTTACTTCAACCCAAGCCTTGGTTGCCTCATCCCAATTGTAATGCTTGCCATCAGTAGGCATAGGTGTAGGTGCTTCCCACAAATATGTTGTTTGGTTTTTAGTCCATGATGGATAAGGTTGAGGAGCAGCAAAGCCAGTACCATCCCAAGAATAACCAATTCCTGCGTAATTTTTGTGTAATGGTGTGCCACCCAAAGCATGAACATTTCCATGCGTGTTGTAACTGGTTTGAACCCATTCTGATGGGTCACCCCAATGTCCAAGTGCTAGTGTTTCAGCATCAATAACGATCACGTTATCAACAATTCCATTTGTGATGTGAGCAAAGTGTGCCATGTTAACTCCTTAAAATGTGATTGTTCCACTGCTTGTGAAAACGTAAATCTGATACCCCGAATTATAGTAAACCTGTGGGCCACCTGTAACTGATGCTGGGGGTGCTGTGTTGGCTGGGTAACGAATAATTACTATTCCTGAGCCACCATTACCACCTGCCGTAAATCCCGCATAAGCAGAATAAGCCCCAGCTCCACCACCTCCACCAGTATTTGCGCCACCTGAGCCACCCGTACCATTTGGTGAAGCGTTTCCACCATTTGGTGCCCCTCCTAAAGCAGTTGGAGGGGTTCCAGCATTGCCGTTTCCTGGTGCGCCTGCACCCCCGCCACCTACACCACCATTACCGCCAGCCGATGTGTTTGATGATCCAGCATAGCCACCACCTCCACCTCCACCAGCATAAAATTGTTTTGATCCTGTAATACTTGAAACAGTTCCAGTTCCGCCTTGACCAGCTTGTACATTGGTAACACCAGAAGTACCCGCAGAACCAGAACCGCCCCCGCCTCCTCCAGTGGTTGCATCTGAACTAGTTACTCCAACAGCACCAGCATATCCTTGACCCGATGTTCCTGTTCCTGCTGTAGTGCTTTGATAAGCACCCCCACCAGAACCACCATTTGATCCATTTGATCCATACGCACCGCCGCCACCGCCAGCAGTTGCAGTAATAGAACCAAAAATAGAATTATTTCCATTTGATCCAGATACGTTGTATGTTGAACCTGAAGACCCACCAGCTCCAACAGTAACGGTAATACTTGAGCCAGAAGTAACTGCATATCCCGTAGCAGTAAGAAGACCACCAGCGCCTCCTCCGCCACTTGCTCCACCAGCTCCCCCACCACCACCAGCCACAACCAAATACTCTACAGTTGCAGTAGGCAAAGATGTCAAAGGGTTTAATGTTCCTGT